ACCTGACAATTTGCCCTTAGTTAAATTGTAGAGGGCATCTATATTATCGTTACCTTCACCCTTTGATAAAGGGTCTGTCCATCCAACGGCTTGGCTAGTTACAGCAGCCTGTGAGGTAGACGTAGGAATAGCACTAGTAGTAGTAGTACCAGTGGTAGTGATAGAAGTACTTACACCTTGAGTAGGTCGCTGATAGCCCAAAGTGTCGGAGTAGTACTTATCTACTTGCAGGTAATTATTATTAGCGGCAGCAACTGTCTCTAAGACTTCCTGTTGAGTTTTTGTATCCGTAATACCCCACTCTGCCCAAAGCCGTTCAGCCACTTCTTGGGTCTTCTTGTCATAGGCGTCTGTAGTATCTTGTGCTTTAGCCGCTTGCCGACGATCCCAGCGTTTCTCTTCTGCAATCGTCTTTAATTCAGCCATCTTGAGGTCTTTTTTGTCTTTCATACCTTGCGCAAATATAGGCGCAAATCCTTGGGCAAAAGCCGAGAAATTATCTGTCTTCTTTTGATATGCACCAGATTTGATTCCAGCACGAACACTAGTTGCGGCTTGCCTAAACGACATCTTCTGGTTCCTCTTCTACTGGTACGTCACCCAACATTGCAGCCTGTTCATCCGGTGGTGCTACGTCAGGATTTGGCGGTGCCATAAGGCCCGTAGGTGCTTCGGCTGGTGGTGTCATCATCAGGTCTTCCTGCTCCGGTGCCTCGGATTCTTCAACGATGCCCAGCGCAGACCGGAGAAGCGTAGGAGTGATGACCATGCGGTTCTTATTATCTACACCCATTTCAGTTTTAATGCCTACGTCCTCGGAGATAATCTCAACGTAACGTGCTACCGGACCAGCAATGAGAATAGCCAGATCAATGGGTATTTTACCTTTGGCAATAACCTGCAGGAGAAGAGTAGATACGACAGTGGCTATGTGTGCTTCGATCTTCAGCATGGCAAAGACCATCTCAGTCTTCTCTTCATCATCGATCATTTGGATCATATACTCTACCGCCTCGTCATAACCAGTGATGTCTGGTGGCCTATGCCAAGGATAATTGCGAGTATCTGAGGTGTAGTGCGCACCGGCTATAGGAGCATTCATTTTAAGCATCTACTTCAGTCTCCTCTGGCGGCTGGGCTTCAGCAGACTTGTACTGCTCCTGCATCTGGTCGAAAAATTCCGGCGTGTAGGTCAGCCCGTCCTCGCTCATTTCCATGAGTTTCTCCGGCATATCTCCTTTTAGAAAGGTCTTGATTGACTTCTGGATCGCCTGTTCAAACTTCATTTGATATCATCCCGTAATTGACCATGAGGTAGCCATGCTCACCTGTTTTGACTGCTTCTGGATGGGTCTTTTGTACTTCCTGCGCGAGTACGCCGAAGGTAGGGTGTTTGTTGGCACCTACTCGGATACCTTCTTCATTCCACTCCCATTGGTAGAAGTTGATCCCCTTGAGAGTATCTATTTTAACGATATTCTTTTTAAGACGGGTGTCGGACATCGCAGTAATTGCCGCCGCTGTGATAGTACCCAAGGCACCCCACTTACCGCTGCTGTCTGATCCGGCATTCGCTTGTGCGCCTAACTGGGCAGACAGTAACTGCGTCTCAAATTGCATGTCGCTGACTGCGCCTTTGAAGGCATAATCAAGGAGATTATCCACAGTATCCCACAACCGGTTCTGTGCTTCTTGAGTAAGGTCCAACCGGTTTTTAACATCTGTAGAAACCGCCTCAAACAACATCTGGGTGTTGGCGGTCATAACTGCTTGACGCCATTTGGCGTTAGCCGTGTCTACATTATACTGAAGATTCTGATAAAACTCATTTGCCGCTTGGTCTTGCTCTGCAGCAAATCTAGCAGCGGTGTTAGTCTCACCAGAATTAAACTGTGCCATTGCATTCATCTCAGCAGCATTTTGCTGCGCAATTGTCGCGTTTAACTGATCGTAGAATTTTTCAAATTCATTGTTCTGCTCTGCAGTAAACAACCTTTGAGTATTGATTACCTTCTGGTCCTCAAACAAAGCCTGCACCATAGCCTGCTTGTTGATTACTTCAGATTGCTGCTCGTTAGTCAGGTTGGATAAGTCCATCTGCAAAAAGGCTTGTGCATTGGTAACCGCCGCACTTTCCCGCGCATTTAAATTAGCCAATTCAAAGTTAGACAGTACTTGAGCCTTGTTGATGATAGACTGCTGACGGTTGTCTAGATTTTTAACCGTGAGCGTTTGGAAGAAAGACGCCTCGTTCTGAGCAACACCCAGAGTGGCTTCCATTATGGCATTTGAATACGCTTCAATGGCTGCTGATCCGGACATGCCTGAGAAGGCTATTGTGCGTCTGGTTTCTCTTGCAATACCCTGCGCCCAAGTTGGGATTATAGGCTCACCTTTTGAGTTTTTAAACTCGTCAGAGATGATCTTCATCTGGCCTACCGCAGTAGCCTTTGCGTCTGTGTAGTTGCCCTCTCCTAGTTTTTCGGCAAGTAGTTTACCGCCTATCGTAGTAGTATCGATGATGCTGGAAATACTCTGGCTGGCGAAATCATTCAGTGAACTTCCCAGTACGCCAGTACCATCTCTTTCAGCCTCTACACTGATTGTAATATCCTCATCATCTACAAGGTTATCACTGTCTATCGTACCAGTAGCAGCATCCACCTTAGTAGCGTCTGTGAGTTTGTCTGTAGCCGTAGAGATATCATAAGTTTCTGGCCCAGACGTGGATATAACTGGAGTGACTTCGGTAGCATCTACGGTTTCGGCGTTATACCCAATATCATCGAAAATATCATACTTAGGATCATTACTGTCCAGAGTAGTACCTTCGGTATTAGCGTCCATCGAAGGCACTACATCTGCCATACTCAGACCTTTGCCTGCCAGCCAACTATCAGGATCGTCTATGATAGCCTGCATCTCGGCTTGAGATTTTACTAAGCCAGTTTCTTCAGCCCATTTTAATACCTGATCTGATCCTAATGAGGGAGTGTAGGAGACAGGAGCAGGGGCTGCAGCGGCTGGGGCAGATACAAAGCCACCGGCGGCAGAGTTGCCGGTAGACTCATCGTACAGAGCGTCATAATCATTATCACCACCACGGTTGATAAATGTCGAACCATATTCAGTGGACCCTGCCGCATCTGCATTAGGGTTATTATCCATAGAGGTAGAAACTAAATTTCCTCCACTATATACTTGTCCATCATTAGGCGTGAAAAAATTAGACACAGACTGACCAAAACTATTGCCATCACCTAAGTTTTCGTTGCTACTCCAGAAACCCGCCATTATAAATTCTCCCTTTCAGTCTTACAGGCTCTAATCCGGTCACGCAGAGCAACGTAGTCAGTAATTGCAGTATCGATGGCAGTACTCGCGCTGGGTAGAGCGTCTAACTCGCCAGCCAGTTTTGCATTGTATTCATCTGAATAGGTTTTCATCGGTGGACAGTAGACTTCCAGATCGGTTCTATAGACCGTTCCCGCGCAGCCGGTCAGTAAGACCATTCCTGTCAGTAATATTATCTTCTTCATGTTCTGCCATTGCCTTGTAGAAGTCGGTATTCTTCTTCTCTGCCTGCAGATCATCCTGCAGCACTTTATTCTTTTCTTTAGAGGCTCCGGTGACCCGTCCCATGATGTAAATAATCGGGATAGCCATAGCCAAAGCCGCAATAATGTAGGTCTTTATTTTTCCGAAGATGAACACTAATGGACGCCTTCTTTATGGTCCTTCACCCTTGCATATGCTGCCAGTGCAATGCCTGCTATCGCCACCACCAAGAAGATGGTTTTCATACTGTCTGCGTAAGGAACCAGCATCTTCAATTGCGGTGTTAATTCGCCCAGCATAGTCGCAGTACCAGCCACGCCTACACCCGCCATAGTCTTAGACTTAGTGAGTTTCTTAGGAGCGTCTGCAGTCACCTTCTGTGGCATCTCAGGACCGCTCTCATCACTAGGTAAGGCAGCATCCATAGAGAAGACTGCAGCCTCTGCAGCACGGCGTCTGGTGAGGCCTGCCAGCGGCTGTAAGACGCCCTTAACACGCGCCTTATTCCACTTCATCATCTCAGCAGGGATGTCCTCATACTGGCCTTTGTTAATCTTCTTCAGCATAGTAGATGAAGCTAGATTACCTTCGCCCAAGTTGTACGTCCATGATACCAGAGCATCAAACTGACCTTGGCTGAGAGGCACGTTTACCTTGCGTTTTACGGCATCTTCAAACTTCTTCACGTCTACACGCAGACGATCCTCACACTCTTGAGTAGTCCACTTAGTACCACTCTTAACGCCATAGGTTGAGCCAAATCCGCAAGTCCAAACTCCCGCCGGACAACGGTATGCTGATACCATGCCATCCGGCTGTACTCTGTGTAGACCTTCAAATTTCTTGATGAGTGCCAGACCGCTGTCTGAGATTTTAGTCGGGTGCATAGGTTTCCTATTAGTTTATTGCAGCTAGACTGCGTAGGTTGTTAATTGACTGATCGATGTTGATGTTCATTCTGCCAATTCCTTGGCCTTGCTGATTGAACTGGTCGAGGATTAGATTGCCTCTATCGTCCATACGGCGGTTGGTACGAATGCCATTGGAGTTAATAGTGCTTTCAATCAGTTGACCATTGTCATCAAATGCCGCGCCAATTTCTCCAAATTCCATACGCATATTAGCGTCTAAGGATGGTATGTTAGCTGCTTGTCTGGCGATATTACGCCCTTCAACAATCTGCCCTGCGTCTATACCACCGTAGATATCAGCCGTGGCTTGATTGGTCTGTTGGAAGCCGCCTTGTTGTGCAGCAAATTGATTAGAAAGGTTTTGCTGACCAATAGAAGATGCTTGTGCATATGCCCCAAGATCACCTCTAAGCTGATTATTCATCCCTTCGTTTGATCTTTGCATATCCGCTCGGCTTTGACCGGCTATTTCGACATCATCAGTATATCTGTCTACATAGTCATCAAACGAAGATACAAATCCTTCTTGATTGCCCATCATAGTATCTTGGTTCTGTAGAGACTGCGTAGCGTATGCGTCTGCTCGTCCAGAGAAGGCGTCTACGTCACCGGCTAGAGAGTTAATACCTGCAGCCCTTGCAGCTTCATTGGTAGACAGTGTATCGCCTACTTCTTGGAAGCCAGTTTCCATATTAGTACGGGCATCTGCAAAGGATGCGCCTCTGTCTGCCTGCGCGTCAGAGAATTGAGTATCCATAGACGTGTTCATGTTGGCGAGGCTTGTACCGG